CACAGACATAGGAACAAAATGAATTCAAAATCGAGGTTAAAAAATGTCCTGATGATTGTCCTTTACGATTCTGATGTAAATATTTTCCCCTTAACCAATAAAAGTCCACGGCACTGACTACACTGTTATATATGCCATTCCATTCCTTACTTCCTTCATTGACTTTGTAAAATCTAATACACATGTATTCAGCAAAGAGATGACAAATCCATTGTGGAAAATTTAAATCATGTTTTGACATGTCCCCATTTCCAACGTTTTCATATCGCATAACTTCCTTGTACAATTGTTGAGCTTGAAAAGAGTGCGGATTATAGTGATAAACAAACTGACCTCCTATATTGTGTTTTAAAGTATAACACGCCATTGTGGTCAACCGCGCCACTGCTACAAATTGCACGAGATCACAAATAGCAAAAGCCCTAGCTTTGTATGCTTTTACATCTTCAATTGGTAGAGTTTCATCTTTTATACACTGCATAACTATAAACATTACTCTGTCCTTTCCTTTCAATTGTTCTACAGTATTATCCACGTCATTTTTGAATTGAGGTTCAATCCATTTTGTCTCCTTATTCCACAATTTGTTTCTATCTGTGATACCTCTAACTTTACCATAATAACCTAATGATGCGGACGAATTTATTGAATTGCAATATTCACAACCAAAAATCACTTCTTCAGTAGTAAGTTCTCTGTAATCATGCTCAAATACCAAAAACTTGTCCAAATAATTTGTAAACAATGATTGATCATATTTCCACACTTCCTTAACAAAAGAAGGCATTGCTGCCCCTTTAAATCCTTTTCTACCTTTGTCATTTTTCTCCCATGGCGTGTGCACATTTCCTTCAGAATCTACTCTAGGTTTTCGGATTGCCGGTATTTTCGTGATTTCAAATGGCATTTTCTTGTCGCTATCCAGAATTTTTCCAATCAAAGGCGAAAATACAATATCACTTTCACCTGTTCCTGAAAATGAATATTTACTTTCACCCACGAAATTAACCCCTTCCAGATATGGTCCTTCCACACATGACACGACACATTCCTTACAATGTCCCACTATAGTAGCGGCGGGAGATGTAACTTTTATACCTTTTGGTATTATGGTCATGTAACAAGTATGATTACCAGCACTATGTAAACCCAACAATTTTAATTTGCCGTCAACAACACCAAAATAAGGAATACCACAATCTCCTGCTTTTCCTTCTACTCCGTGACACGCAAATAGTTCATACAAGGTTCCTTCTTCAGCAGGTTTTAACGCATCTTTTACACGTAACGGACCCGCATCTTGATAACTAATGACTTCTGAATGTATGTAGTTAATTTTGCCTCTACAAATTATTTTGTCCGATCTTATTCCTTTAGAAGGAAATTTATCAGTATCATTAAAATGTGCAGTGATCACAGGTAGTGCTGATATAGTTCGTTGGTCAAAAGTTAACATTACCATGTCCAACCCCTTGAAATATTCCAGTTTGACATCTGACATATTAAACTCCTTAAACGCACCAGCTTCTTCACTTGGTCCATCTGACATCAATAACTTAATCGGTTTGTGTTTAAATGGGTGTGCAACAGACAAATATTGACATCCTCCGATTCCCAGCACCCAATTGGATGTGCTTATAGTCGAACTTGTATAATATGTCATATATCTTAAGTTAGCACTTACTTTTGACATAATACTAATATGATCAGGTAATATCTGACTCTGAAACACTGGACTATCTCCAAAATGTTTGTCAACCTTATTAAAATGTCGTTTTGCATGTTCACTACCCTTCATGACTTTCTTTGAGGGTGTTCGAGTTTCAGATTGACCTTCAGGCATTGTCTGTTGTAAAATATAGTTTATTAATTTTCCGATAGCAAATCCTAATAGACTACCTGCAACTATTCCACCCAATACAAACCCTATTACTCCCATTTTTTCGAGAGTTGATCTCTGAAATCCAGGAGCAGTGCCAGGTATTATATCACAGTACCAATTAAAGTCTTCTCCTCCTTGACAATGTTGTTTATAATTCGCGTATGGATCAATATTGTCAAAGAGATAAATTAAATGTCTACTCATCTGAAAATGTATTCGAAATTGTTGTTGTGTCAACTCTTCATCAAACACACCACGCAAATCATCCACCAAATCATACCTTTCCAACAGGTCCAATCCCAGAGCATAATCTGTCACTTTTCTTAACCATATTTCTGTCTGATCTTTGCTAATATCCGCCAGTGACTGTCCAAAAATTCCTTGAAACGATGTCAGTGTGAAAGCTCCATTTTTGACTCTGGATCCAGTCACATGAGGATCTGTCGTACTTGATGTAAACTCGGGCTTGGTTTTGGCAAACTCCTCTCTTTCCTTATCCGCAGTTTTATGATCCATAGCATACAATTTTTTGTAACCAGCGTAGCCCACGAAAGGTTTTGAACTGTTTGGTTTTTTCCCTGTATCTAATTTTGATTCAATAATCGAGGAAAAATCAAATGTCAATGCCTGTTTCTCTCTTGTATCCTTCTTTTGTAAATCGTCCATGATTTCAATAAGGCCATCAAATAAAGTCTGCATGGTTATCCTAGTTCTATATTGAAAATACTTATATAACAAAGGATAAGTTCGTTCCAAGTCCACATCATCTGGAAAAACAAACTCCCAAGCCTTCATATAATCATCAAGACAAGCTCCTGAAGCCGGAATTTCATGTTTAGTACGTATCGGTCGTATTGGTACCATCCTTCTGAGGATAGCACCAGGATCTTGCAAACCAGCACGTGCAGCTTCTTCAGGAATTGCATTTGACGAAGCAATGATTACTGAACTAGTAAACCTGACTTTTCCTTTTTGTTCAAAAGCCATATTAGGAAAGAAAGGTTCATGCGAAACCATTTGTAATACCGTGTAAGCGGGACCCACTTTAATAGCTGGGTCTACTTGAGTAAACAATTCAGGCCACAATACTATCTCCTGACCTATATAACCTTCCCAGAATTCTGTCGAATTATCTTTTACATATATTTTTGATTCATCAAATTCTCCAGTGGATTTTCCTTGTGCAACCAGGTACGTATGGAAAAAATTTGTGAACAAGGTTGTCATTAAACTTTTTCCTATACCATTTCCACCGTAAATATAAAGAAACAATGGTACATCTCGTGCATTAGATGGGTCCCTCGATACTTTGTCCCACAATCTCTCTACTCCAGCCAAGTTTTTACGGAAAGTCGTTATGGCTTGATTTGAGTCTGACAATGCTATCTTTTCTTCCAGCTGCCTACCCTTTTCCAACAATTCAAATAAGCATATGACATACTGTTTTTCCCCTAGAACTTTGATATCATTTTTATAATCTTGCGACAAAATGTGGTATCTTTTGCCAAAATTTTGCATCTCAATAACTATTTCTCCATATTTCCAAACGGGATCATTTGTTGTCTTATACAATGCCCATTTTATTAATTCTGACATTGCTCCAAGTGTATCTGGAATACTTCTGATCATTGTAATAGTAGCATTATCTATTTTTTTCCCAATGATTGTTGAAATAGTTCCAGCAGCAAGAATCATGTAAGATGAGTGATTGACTTTTGTCTGAGTAAATATTGATTCATCTGTTGTTGAAATGGGGTTGGTAACAGCAGTTTTAATCTCCTCCAAAGTTTCCAAATCAGGATTCACTTCAAAAGCAGAACACATTGCAGTATACACCTGACTCATCCAATCACAACTTGCTTCCCAGTGGTCATTCAGCCATAAATAAACGGCAGTTCCAAAATTTGCCATAGTTGCCCAAATCATAGCATTATTTTTATTTATTGCTTCTGTTACAGTATGGTATGCGTCCACAATAGGGTTAATCACATTATTTTCAAAAAATTCCTTAATTCGTTTGAAAATGTCACTAAACCATTGGCCCAAATTTGTAAATGATGTTTCTATGCTGTTAGCCATATAATCCAGCACTTTTTCCGTAACAGTGCTAATTACTTCCTTATAAGTATCATCGTCTACTGCATTCATGACATCCACACCCATATTTTGAAGGGCATTTAATGCCTGCTTTTGGAAAAAGTTCAATTTGTCCTTACCTTTACCACACTCGTCACAGTCAGTATCATCATCCGTATGTTTGCATTGTTCCATAGGTACTGTTGCGGAAAAAAACAGTTTTATTGCCGAATTATGAGTAACATATACTGGCACCATTTCTTGTACAATGATGTGTAAATATTTCATATAGAAATCGGGTACGTTTTTCGCTTTTCCAACCACATCGGTCAATTCTACTTTACCGGTAGTAAAATAGTTTCTTATTGTGCTAATTGCTTTTTCCTCATTATGTTTGGCGAAAGTTTTAACCAATATAAATTTTGACATTATGATTATAACTCGTTCCAGCACAACATCCGTAATTACCGGCGAAGGCAAATCTCGTGATACTGGATAATCTTTTTTAAATTGTCTGATTAAATAATCATTAAGTTGAAAATTAGGTCTAATCGGAAGGATTCTGTTAATATCTACCTTGTGATAATTATTATTCTCACTATATCTGGCATAGGTAAACTTAACTTTCTTATTTTTGACCAAATCTGGGTATGTCAACTCAGCATCCCAGCCCGCATTTAAAGTACTTAAAATGCGTTTCTTTTCCTGCTTTGTTAATTCAGGTGGTACATAACTTTGTTTTCCAGCAAGAGATGATGAAGACAAAGGTGATTTAGTAACTTCACATGGAATTTCAAAATCATACTCATCTTCATAATCCCCTATTATGGTAACTGGTTTCTCTTCAGGTAAATCCCAAAAAGTCCATTCTTTGTTAGTTGTGTCATAGATGTTCACTTCTCCTGACATCTGATGACGTGTTGTTTTAATAGTAGTTGTATGCATAGGTCTGTACGTAGTTGTAATTTTCATTAAGATTGGGTGGCCCGCAGGCCGGGTTTTGTCCATTAGTACATTACCAACTTTCCTACTGATGTGTTTCACAGTTCGAAGTCTAGAATAATGCCTTGTCAACCGGAACCAGTTGTCCAATAATTATTTTTCATGAACTCGTCACGCACGGAAGTTTCGACACTTCCTATAATGATGTCAACCATTATTCTACCTACTCTAATGCTGATGGAGGGGTATATCACCCTCTCATAAAATGTAAAGACATAACATTAGAGGTATCGACATAATGTGTTGGATCGTTAATTGCTTGTTCGGAACATTCCATCTAATTATCTTTCGAGACGGGTCTCTTGATTTTAGTAGCCTCGACCGAGTTTAACGGGAGCACTCTAATCAAGTATCTATTTTGTTTTTAATTTTTATTTTATAATTTTTTCTTTTCTTTTTATTTAGAATAATATTATATAGTCCTGGTCTACCAGGAATTCTGTTGCTTTACAGCATTGCTAGGGTACCGATATGGTACCTTTAAAAATTATATTAATTTTCAATCTAATCTAAATCTAAAATTGTAACACTCGCACGCTAATC